GCCTTTGCTGCTTATTGGTATCAGTATGCGGCGATAACAAAGCGGTGTCCTGAGTGTGGGCAGACTGACATCATTTGGTTTATAGAGGGTTGCCAGTGTGAGGATTGCAATCATCAATGGGGGCATGCGTGATGCCTTTCAGGGCCGGAGTCGGCAGGCGATACGGGCGACGACACACGCCGGGAGAAATGAACAAAACAGAATCCCGCTATGCTGAGTTGTTGCAAGTAAGATTGCTTGCCGGTGAAATTCTCGCATGGCACTTCGAAACAGTCACGTTTAAGCTGGCGAGCGATCTGCGATACACGCCAGACTTTTGTGTGCTGCATTGTGACGGTTCATTCGAGTTGATTGACGTGAAAGGCTCGGGGCCAATCGACGCAAAGTCACTCGTGAAAATCAAAGCGGCGGCGGAGCGTTTCTATTGGTTTGACTGGACGATGTCGGTGGAACGGCTGAAGAAAAACGGCGGCGGGTTCGTGGATCGAAGGATTTGAACGGAGGGAGTTAGACATGCCGATCTTGCAAACGATTTTGACAGTGTCGTCGGATGATGCGGACGATGAAATCTATGACGCTATCGACGAGATATTGAGTCGTGCAATGCCCTACGTACAACGCCAAAGAGCGTGGCTTGAATTTGTGATAAATAAACTTGCCAACGATGCTATCATTACTTGTTTCAAAACAGATGAATACGACATCGACGCCAGAAAACTGGGCGGCAAGTGGGATCAGGCGTATGAGATTTTGTGCAAGCATGTGACGGCAGCGGCCGCTGAGATCCGAGTGCTAAGTTTAAGGGAGGATGTTGACATCGTAGGCTGAGTGATTACAATCCGTGCGTCGAGTGCAACATCGACACACACTGAGAGTCTACAGGGGAGACCCTGAATTCAAACCGTCCTGATTTGGTTGCACAAGTCAGGGCGGTTTTTTCATGGAGTAAATGAATGTCAGATATGGTTACAGGTGATTTCAATTACGGCTCGGTCGATGGCGAGACGGCAGAGAAACTTGAGTATTACGCGAAACGCGGCAAGGCTCTGATTCGGAAAAGTCAGATACAATTTATTGCAGACTTCGGTGAGGTGCTCAGTGAAGCTAGAGCAATGATGGCAAGCCACAACAAGAACGAGGGCACGTTCATTAAATGGGCCACGGCTGAATTCGACATCAGCAAAAATACTGTTTATCGGTACGTCAATGCGTGGGATCGGATGTTGTCCCAAAATGGGACAACATACTTGAACTGGTCGAAAACCGCACTGTATTTGGCCAGTTCTGAAGAATTGCCGAAGCCAGTTCAGAAGAAACTAGCGGCGATGGCATCGAAAGATATGGTGCGGGAATCTGACGTAAAGCGGGTGATTGCGGCCAATACACCGAAGCCAGAATTAGCGGCACAAACTGGCGAGTCGTTGAGGTTTACAGACGACCTAGATGCGGACGGCGATCCGGTGTGGTTAACGCCAGTGGAAGATGAGGACGATACGCCGGAGCTGGTCACGCCAGAAAAGCCTGAAGCCTCCATCATGCTAGACCGCCTCGGCAGGCAGATTCCAAAGAATCTTCGATCAGCCAGCGAACTCGCCATCCTGCTTGTCGCTACTGGTCGCGAGTTGGACAAGTTTCGCAAAGCCGCTAAAGACTTTGCCGAACAGCCCGGCGGAGACTGGCTGCGGGTGCAGGACATCAGCGACGGCATCAAGGTTTTGAAGGATCATTTCCAGCAGGCGGCTTATCATACGGCTTGCGTGAAGTGTGGCGGCAAGGGTTGCAAGGTTTGTGAGTGGACTGGTTGGATTCCGGATTATTTGAAAGGCACGTTATGAGGTCAAGTCGAGACACCTACGGAATAAAAACTCTGCGAAGTGGTCAGGTGAAATATGTCGGCGGCAAAACACGGGATCAGTTTCGGCGGGTGCTGGTGAGCTATGTGGCGCGGCACATAGATGTGCGGCGTAAAGTGTTCGAGTGGTCCGATGACACTGGCGGAATTTTGGTCAGGAGAGTGATGTGATGCAGTATCAGGAATTCTTAATCCGAAAAACGCAACTTGGTGGAAACGCTGGGTTTGAGCCGATCTGGATGCCGGATTCGCTATTCGACTTTCAGGAGCATCTGGTCGCGTGGGCGTTGCGCAAAGGCCGGGCGGCTATATGGGCTGACTGTGGACTCGGCAAGTCACTCATGGCTCTCGTGTGGGCAGAGAACGTTATTCGCAAAACTGGCAAGCCTGTGCTGATCGTCACGCCGCTGGCGGTTGCTGCACAATTTGTCCGGGAGGGTGCAAAATTTGGGATTGAGGTCACGCATTCACGCGACGGAAAACATAGCGGCGGAATCGTTGTGACGAACTACGAGCGGCTGCACTATTTCAATCCAGAGGAATTTGACGGGGCTGTGGCGGACGAAGCGCAAGCCATTAAGGCGTTCGACGGTAAGCGACGGAAGCAAGTTGTTCGGTTCTTTTCAAAGCTTCCCTATCGACTGCTGACTACAGCAACGCCTGCCCCTAATGATTATGTTGAATTGGGAACGGCGTCCGAGTGTCTCGGCATCATGACACAGTCAGACATGCTGGGATTTTTCTTCCGCGAAACTAAGGATATGCGGCACACTGTTTTCAAGGAAGGCGACTTTTGGAACCAGACAAAATACACGTTCAAGCCGCATTCTGAAATTCCGTTTTGGCGGTGGATAGTGTCATGGGCACGCGGCGTTCAGAAGCCATCCGACTTAGGATTCGATGACACTCGATTCGTTCTCCCGCCATTGAACTACGCGACACACATTGTTGAGGCCGAGTGGATTCCGCCTGGGGAACTTTTTCCACGGCCAGCGATCAGCTTGCGGGAACAAGCGGACGAGAGGAAGCGGACGATTCCGGAACGATGTGAGCGGGTTAAAGAACTCGTGGCGCATGACAGGCCTGCTATAATTTGGTGTCACTACAATCCGGAAGGGGATTATCTTGAGAAGCTGATTCCTGAAGCAGTTCAGATTTCAGGACGCAACAGCCTAGACGAAAAAGAGCAGATGCTGACTGACTTTGCATTTGGCAAAACTCGCATACTGATCACGAAAGGAAAGATCGGCTGCTGGGGTCTTAACCTGCAACACTGCGGCGACATGACCTTCTTCCCGACGTTCTCGTTTGAGCAAGTTTATCAAGGGATTCGCCGGTGCTGGCGGTTTGGTCGAGTCGGCGAGGTCAACGTCGATATTGTTTCTGCCCCAGGTGAATCCAGAGTTATGGAAGGACTCGCAAGGAAGCAAGAGAAAGCTGTTGAGATGTTCGCGGCAGTCGTTCAGCACATGAATGAAGCCGTTGAAATGAATAGTATTGATTGCCATGTTAAACCGTTCAAAATGCCATCGTTTCTTAAAGAAAGAGAGACTCTCGAATGCCCGTTATAGATTCATTTTCGGATGACTTTGCCGCTCTGTATAACGCTGATTGCATGGAGGTGCTGCCGGAACTTCCGACAGGCTCTATTGACTTTAGTGTGTACTCGCCACCATTCCCGGAACTGTACCAATACTCGGATGATGTGCGTGACGTGACGAACTGCACGAGCTATGACGAATCCATTGAGCAGCTTGCCTACGTCGTCAAAGAGGTAGCAAGGCTGACGCCAGCGGGCCGGTTGTCTGCGGTTCATTGCACGGATCTGCGGCGAGGGTCAATGTATCAACGCGACTTTCCTGCGGATCTAGTCAAGATCCATGAAGCAGTCGGGATGAACTTTTTTTGTCGTGTGACTATCTGGAAAGACCCATGGGAGTTTGCACGGCGGACGCGAATGAAAAGCCTGATGCACAAACAGGTGACCGTCACCGATTCGGCTGCCAGTAGAATCTGCCCTGCTGACTATCTACTCGTCTTCAAAAAGGCGGGCAATAATGCGGTTCCTGTAAAGCACGTTAAAGGCTTTAAAACCTACTGCGGCGGAAAACAAATTCCAGAAGCATTGCTACGAGACTTCGGCAACTACAAAGGCGATCCTCGCGGCAACCTGCTATCACATTGGATCTGGCGACAGTATGCAAGCCCAGTTTGGATGGACATTCGACGAAGCCGCATAATGCCATATCGTGAAGCCAGAGAGAACGTGGAAGAAAAGCACGTGTGCCCGTTGCAACTGGACGTAATTGAGCGATGTGTCACGCTGTGGTCGAATCCCGGCGAGCGGGTGTTGACACCATTCATGGGCGTTGGGTCAGAAGTTTTCGGAGCAATCATCAACGACAGAAAAGGCGTCGGCATTGAACTTAAGCCGACTTACTACCGGCAGGCTCTAAAGAATGTCCAGAAAGCCTTAGACCCTGATTTCAGAATCGACGAAGCACGGTCGCTTGCAGAAACGATGAACGCGGAACCGGATGAAGACGGCGACGCTGAATTCGGTGAAGAGCCAGAATTGATAGGGGTCGATGCAGAATGAATACACGCCTACTCTTCGAGGACTTCCTTCCCGAAATCCAAGTCGCTCCCGTATCGTCTGAGATCGTCGCAAGGCCATATCAGATCGAAGCAATTGAAGCGGCGTTTCGCGAATGGAAAACCGTTGCGTCAACACTGATCGTTATGCCAACGGGGACTGGCAAGTCGGTAGTGTTCGCTAAGATTCTGCGGCGATGGCTGGAGCAGCACATGGGCCGCGTGATGATTCTTGCACATCGCAAGGAACTGATCGCACAAGCCAAGGCACATGCTGAAGCGGCTGGGGCATCTTGCGAAATCGAGATGGCAAGCAGTCGGGCGTCGAACAAGTGCGACGTGGTAGCGGCGTCAATTCAGACGCTGAACGCCGGCACGCAATGCTACGAATGCGAAGGCGTGAATTCTGGCGACTGTCATGTTTGCGGCGGCTCCGGACGATTGAAACGCATGACGACGTTTGATGCAAGAGACTTCGGTTTGATAATCACGGACGAAGGACATCACGCG